CCATAGAACACCGTAGCAATCATACTGGCAGTGGTAGTTGCATAAATACCGCTATCGCAACGGATACCTTCGCCCGGAACTACGATGTTAAGAGTGCCAGCGGTTCCAGCAGCGTCATATACAAATACTGTAGTACCCGCAGACCCATTCTTAAGAGTGAGCACTGCTGGACTGGATGTAAAAGAAATAACAATCCCTTTAATACGTGCAGGACCTGCAAACACAGCACCGTCAGTAGTACTAGCAGCAATTTTTGTTGCTTTTACGTCATACTGCATCATAATTAATCTCCTAAATGTTAGAGGGGGCAAGCCCCCTACGGATTAATTAGACGTTTTGCTGACCAACTAACGGATCGGTAACGTAGTAAGTAATGAACCCAGTCAGAGCACCGGCACCACTTGTGCCATCAGTAACCGTAATGGTGACTAACTCATCGGAATCCATAACGAGACCAAAATCATCACCAGTGGTGGCAGTACCAAACACAAAGTTGCCGGTAGCCGCACTAGCTCCAGACAGCAGACCATTGGTATCAGAGGGGGATCCATCCTGTGTAACCCAACCCAGATCAAACGTACCAGATGCAGTAGCTGCAGTATGGATAGTAATGCCGGTAACAACAGCGCCAGCAGGAAGAATTAAGTCAGGGGCGTTAGTTGCGTTAGAAACTTTTACGTTTGCAGTAGAAGCCGGACCCGCATCGTCAATATAAAACTGAGCGACCATAAGACCGGTACCACAGTATGCGGTGCGAGTTTGATCCCCACCGCCCGAACGCCAAATACTTTGGGTAGTTGAAACAGCCATGTTTTTCTCCGTGTAGTAGCACGCCTCGCTACGGATTCTCTACTAAGTCTGCTAGGTCAGTATCCGCAGCTAAAAATCCTAGTCGTTTAAAGCATACAGCAAAAGGGGGGTTTTGCAACCCCCCTCGTTACAACAATTACGCTCCGGGCGAACCGAAAGCGCCAAGCGGATCGGACCAGCCAAACGAATAACGCTCACGTGCTTTATAGCGAACGTTACCGGTGTCAAAGTCACCATCCATGGAGTTCTGAAGCGGCGTACGAACAAAATGCTTCAGACCGTTGGGCACATCAGTCATCAGGAACCACGCATCAGGATCCGTCAAGAAGTGGTTAATGGTGTATCCCTCGGGGATCGAACCATTGTTCTTCAGGGCGTTGATGTCGTTGTCATTGGTACCGACGCGAAGTTCGGTTTCCAACAGACGGGTTGCCACGAACTGGAGTGCCGGGGGCACGATCAGCTTGCGGGGCTTGGCAGCGATCAGCAGGCCACGCTCATCCGTCCATGCTGCGATCTGAATAACAGCCGCCTCAAGGGAGGTCTCATTCAGGTCAGCCGGGGTGGCGGGTTCGTTGCTGTTAACACCACCAGAAACCAGCGGATGGTCGGTAGCAAACAGAGCTTTTCCATCGCCACCGGGATAGGTAGCCGAAAAGCCGTTGTTCAGAACCGAAGCCGCTTTAACCTGTTTGGTATAAGCCATAGCCCGAGCCAGTGATTTGGTGTACCGGCTGGAAAGGCTGTCATACAGGTTGTCCTCGATTGCCTCTTCCGTAATGGAGAAGCCGAGGGCGATGGTTTCATGGTTATACCGAGCCGTGAAAGCTTCCTGAGCATTGTCATAAGCGATGGCAGCGCCTTCGTTTTTAACAGGTGCAGCAGAAAAGCCGGACAGCTTGGTTTCTTCTTCGAAAGAACGCTCAGAGGTCTCAGTTTCGTAAATCTCTTTGTGTTCTTCGCCGTAGCGAGCGTACTCCATACCGAACAACGCGTTCAGTCCCGGGAGCAGCTCTTTCAGTAGTTGTGCGCGTGAAATAGCCATTTAGTTTGCTCCTTAGATGCCAGACGAGTTGAGGTACATATGACCACCACGCATCGCCGTAGTAACGGTAATCGGGGGGCCTGCACTGTAGGTTGAAGCCAGATACGGTGCATTAAATTTGCAAATGAATTCACAGAACTCACCTGAAGAATTTGCCGTAGCCGGTACAACATCAACAATGCGAATCGGCAGAGAAGCAGTCGCGGCAAAAGAAGTACCGAGAATGGCAACAGCCGAATCACCAGTAGTAGTAGAACCAGAGTTCTGAACCAGTTCAGCATTGTTTCCAACAGACGTACCGGCATAGAAAGCAATGGTAGTACCGGTAGAAACAGCAGCTACTTTAAACAGAACATCAGGATCATCAACCACATACGCAAAAGCATCGGTGACGCCAGAAGCATATCCGGGCCAATACTGGCTGAAAGTCTTCTGCTTAGTCACGGGGTTAGTAAAGGTGCAGCCCATGAAAATTCCTGCCACGCCTTGGTTGGAAACAGTTGCAGTACCAGCTTCAACTTCAATGGTACCGGTGTTTACCAGCTTAACTACGTCACCAAAGAAAATAGCGGTGTTGTAGCTAACCGAAGCATTTGTGATAGGAAGTAGACGGGTTGAACCTGCGTACGGCTGACCACCAATCAGATTGATGGGTAGCAGACCATACGGCTTGTCAACAGTAGGATAAGCCATCTAAAACTCCTTAAAGATTATTTAGAACCAGAACCAAACCCAACACCCCTTGTTGTCGTGCTTTTCTTTTCACTAAACAAAGGCATACGTGGGTCGCTTGACCGCATGAAGTTGTTATCAACAGACTCCATTTGGGCCGTGGCTTGTCGATTGTAGTAATCGTTGCGTGAGTCTGCCAGTTCTGCTGACATAGAACACAGCATCAATCCACCAATTTCGACATTACCGTTTGTATTACTTTGCAGTTTTAGCTCAGGAAAATCTGATGCTTTAACCGGTTCCCATCCCTCACGTATCCGTTTAGACACGTTTGACGCATGCGACTGACCAAGCAGTTCGGTTGCAATCCACCGAAATTTTAATCCGGGGCGTGGGTCTGGGGTAGGGAGAGTACTAGCAGGCACAAAAACTGTACGAGCTTGGCTCTCACGTGTTTGAAGGCTTCTGGGTGTGCGCTCTTGCGCACCGTCACGACTAATTCTTTCAGACATGGTTAGGACTCCGAATTAAGTTTAAGTACTTCACGAGCATACTGATCATTGGTAAGACCTAGCCTCTTGGCTAACGCTTCTTGGGTTTTGGTCAATTTGACCGCCACCTTCTTACCTGCAGTACGAGTTGGAGCAGCAACAACGGTTGCCGGGCGTTTCGGTTGTTCCTTCCGCATCTCACCGAAAAAGTCGGGAAACACTTCACGCATGCGAGCGTCAATGCGCTCGTAGTAGGTATCAGTCCGAGGATCAATACCGTTTTCGACCAGTTTTTTGTGCACAGCCAGCGCGAGACTGGTCATCTCATCATCCTGCCCAAACCATTGGTTCCGGGCCTGCCACTTTACGGCCTTGGGGTCGTATGCGGCTTCTGATTGCTGCTGTGTTGGTTGACTATATACATCCGTTTCTGGGATTTGTAAAGCACTAGGTTTAAAAGTTTTTGCTTGCTCCAACCGATATCGGGCAGCAGCCAGTTCTTCTTGCGCCGCAATAATCTGGTCGGTGTCGTAAGACTCCTGTGCTTCTTTTAGCTTCTGACGGGCAAACTGCATCTCCATCTCAGCCTTCTGGGCGGCTAACTCGGTGTACGTCTGGGCGCCTTGGTTATAGGTCTCCCGCAGTTTTTTGTTTTCCTCCAGCAACTGCTGGGCTATCCGAGTAGCCTCCTCACGCTCCCGAAGCGCTGCTTCTTTAGCCCTGCGCTCGTCATGACGGGCATGACTCAACTCCTTGATCCGCTTCTGGACTTTATCGCTGTACTCTGCGACTTCCTCATCGGAAGCATCCTCCACCTCACGTTCAAGCGGCTTGCGGCCTCGATCTTCTGGCGGCGTATCGTCTACGACCTCCAGTTCGATGTCGGATTCTTCAAGTTCAGTTGACTCCTGCTCGCCACCTTGGGCTTGCGTTTCTTCCTGTTCGTCAGGAAATTTAAACTCTTCTCTATCTTTAATTGCCATTTTTAACTCCTATTAAGCACGTGTGTAGCCACGCGGATCTTCCACCACCGCCTCAACCTGATCGTCGTTGAGTACGCGAAACTCCCGCCCATGAATCTTGAATCGGGTACCAGAGTAAGCCCTTACTAACACAAAGTCACCTTTCTTACACCAAGGCCCGCTGGGGAACTTAGCCGTGTCTTTGTATGCGTCTGGACCCACATCAATTACAAAAAGCACAGTCGTGCTGTGTTCTTCGATCTTGGATATGGACTCCGGCTTGAGCAAGTCCGTACCGCTGAACTTGTCTTCTACTTCCGGCACTGCGCACAAAACCTTCCAGCCTTGCGGCTTGGGCAGTTGCGTTGCCTGTTGTACAGCTTCGGTTTCACTCGTCATCTGCTACCTCTGCTCTCTTTGCAAGGTCAAGTAGGTGGGACTCTGCAAGCGCCAGACCTTGGATGACGCCACAGAGTTTTTGGTACTCCTCAAAGCTACCGCACGCACCGCCTGCGCAGTCGTCCGCGTAGTTGTTCATGTCATCTCGGATTTTTTTGCGTAGAACTTCTACGAAAGATTGGATCACTGGTTGTTACCTCCTTTTGGTTTCCTGTTTACACGTAACTGCGAATGGGATTTGGCGACATCAACCCCTACTTTTGCGCCTTCTAACTCAAACCGGGCCTCAGCTTCCTCCTGCTTCATACCCGCCATTTCCGCCTTAAGCGTTAATTCCCCAGCCTTAAGCTGCGCGTCCATCTGGTCTTTTGCGGCCTTGCGTTGGATCTCGGCCTGTTGTAGCTGGAGCTTCTGCATTTCGACCTGCATGATCGGGTCCTGCATCTGCTCTTGGGCTTGGGCCTGAGCAGCCTCAGCCTGATGCTGCGCCAGCACAATTTGCGACCCTTCCGCCACCATACGGGACAACTCAACCTCAGCCTGCTCAGGCAGCTTCTCATCCGGGTGCGGCAACGGAACTCCAATCGCATCCTGAACCTGACGCCGATAGGCAAAGGCCAAGTGCTCGGCAATATGCGCCTGCGTGGCTGCTTGAATCTGCGTAGCCATCGGGGACTGCCCGATCATCTGCTGGATTGCCGGGTCCTGCATCATGTTGCTGTGCGCTGTGATGTGAGCGTTGTGGTCCTGATACATAAACGCTTTTACTGGCTTTAGGCGCAGTATGTTCATGTTCTCTGACAGGGGGTC